GGAATCGGGATGCTGTCGCCCTGCTGCGCCAGCCGGTGAGTCACAGACTCAACGCCTTTCCTCCCGCTCCCCGGCATCAGCCCCTCGAACTGCGGCACATACCCTTCAGGCGAACCAACCCAGTCGACGATTTCATCGTCGAACCGCCCGGACCAGCCTCGAAAGTCTCCGGTGTCTCGGTCGTAGATGATCTCCCGACCAACGATCTTGCTCTCCGCTTGCTGGGCTTTCAGTTCATCAACCCTGTCGATCTGCCTGCCGATCGCTTTCATCTCGTCGGAAGCGTCGGCAGGTAACGAAGGCCGGGTGGCGACCGGGTTGGCTTCGGCGATCAGCGCGGCGTTGATGTCGTCGTATGCCTGCGCGACTATCTCGTCAGCGTGGCTTTCCAGAAGGAACAACTGTTCGTCGTCGGTGAGTTGCGCCCATTTGCGTCCGGCGTCGTCCCAGACGATCTCAGCGTTGCTACTTGGAAGCGTCTCAGCGGGCCGTACAGGCACCTCTACGGGTGCGGACGGCTGAGTCGGGGGTGTTACCGCAGCAGGAGGCGGCACAGGCGGTACGAACCCCGGAGGCGTGAACGCCCTCGTTGCCGACGGTGACGTCTGGAACCCCGACGGGAACTCCCACACGATCGGATTCTCCGGCGTACCCGCCGGGAACTTCGGATCACCGGCACCGATCGCTCTCGGAGCCTCCGAGATGGTGTGCGAGAAGTCGAGGTCGCATCGGCAGTTCGGATGCGCCGGAGGACCATCGTCGACACCCTCGAACGACTGGTCGAGCGGGATCGCCTTGCCGAACCCGAGGTCCGAACACATATTGCAGACGTCGGTCGCTCCGGTCACCCACTTCTTTCCGGCGGTCTTAGGGTCGGCCAGCCCGTCGTCGACTGCTTGGCGCATCGCTGAGAGTTGCCCGTGGACCTGAGCACGCTTGATCTCGGTACGGGAAATCATCCGGGCGCGGGACCGACGCAGTTTGTCGGCGTGCCGCTGCGCTCCCTTCTGGACCTTCATCTGCGCCTTCACCCCGGTGACGCCCTGCTTGGCGAGAGCGTCGGCCATGCGTTCGGCCCGGTGGTACACGGCGCGCTCCCACGGCTGCGTCAGGCCGTTCATGTTGACGCCCCGGAACCGGGCGAGGTTCTGCCCGACCGAGGTCGTCGGGTTGACGTCCTGTAGCACCGTGACGAGTGCCTGCGAGGTCTGCTGGGCGGTCAGCCCGGTAACCGTTCGGCCTGTGGAGAAGGTCTGCTGTGCGGTGAACGACTCGCCGATCACGTTCTGGATGACCCGCTGCTGCTCCTCGACCATCGCCGTCACCAACGTCCCCGACCTGAACTGGGCGTACTGGACTGATGCGGCGTTCACCGAGTCGAATGACTCGACCCCGACCGCCGCCCACGCCGCTGTCGGACTACGACCTACCCGGACCCCACCCACGGTCTGCGGGTCCGCTGTCGCCTTCGTGACCTTCCCGTCGGCGTCCGTTAGGCGCAGCGGGCTACCCCGCCGCCGCAACTGCTCGTTCATGTCGGCCCTGATGCGGTCCTGACCGGTCAGCGCACCCTCGTTGAACGTCGGCTGAAGGATCTCCGCTATCCGCACCCGGTACGGCTCAGCGACCTCCATCGCACCGGCGAGGTATCCGGCGACGTCCATTTCCCCCGCGATGATCGGCTCGACCGGCGGCATCGCCGCGAACATCTCCTCCATGACCTGACCGACGGATCGTTCCCGGCCACGCAGCACAGCGTCGCCGACAGGCCGGAACTTCGGCTCGTGGTTCGACCGGGCCTTGGCGACATCCCACGACAGCGGGATGTGCCTGATCCGGTTCGGTCTACCTACCCGGACGGAGCCGGGCATCTACCCGACCGCCTCGGCTTCCTCCTGCGGCAGCCCGGCGATGTCGCGGAGGTGCTCGCCGAGGTTCTCGTCGGGGAGGATCGCCCCGACGCCGGTCAACTTGGAGACGTAGTCGGCGATGATGGAGATGTCGACCTGCCGTGGCGTCGAGTAGTCGAGTTTCGGATACAGCGCCGGGTCGACGCCGTTGAGGCGCATCAGCCTCGGGATGGCGTGGGCGTTGATGACGTCGGCGATACCGGCCACCCATGTCTCCAACGCGTCGGCGAACAACTGGATCTTGGACACGGAGAGGGCTTGGGTGCCGACCTTGTCGTGACCGAGGAGGATGAAGTCGGCTAGGACCGACATGGCGATCCGGGCGTCGTAGCGGTTGATGATCGCGTTCGTGTCGAACTGCCTGCGCCCTCCGGTGGACAGGAGTTTCAGGTCGTAGGCGAGTTGCTTGGTGTCCGGGTCGTAGGCGAGCGGGAACACGATGCCCTCCTGCTCATCCCGGCGTATGTTGCGGACGATGCGCTTGATCTCGCCCAGTGCGCTGGTTTCCTGAGTGGTCGCGTTGTCGGACAGGAGGTGGGGTGGGACGAGGGCGACGGGCATCCCGGCGAGGTCACGCTCGATACCGATCGCTTCGATCTCGGCGATGCGCTTCTGGAAGTACCACGGGACGAACGCGTTGCGGAGGATCGACCGGCCCTGCGGGTTGTTGCGCTTCGTCGTCGTGCGGAACAGCAGGCACTTCTCGATCGGGAGGAACACCTCGCCCGACCCCGCGTTCGGGTCCAACTGCCATGCCCCGTCAATGCCGCCCGACTCGTCGAACTTCCACCGGGTGAGTGTCGACTGGTCCCGGATCGGCCACTTGCGCCACCCGTACCTGCCGTCGTCGAACTTGGACTTCTCCGAGGTCTTCTCCCGGTCAGGGCCGAGGCGTCGCTTGTAGACGATCTCGTTGTACGAGTAGCCGAACGTCAGCATCGACAGGATCGCCGACAGGGTGTCCGGCCACGAATGGGTCATGTCGGTCATGCACTCCGAGACGAACGTCGCCTCGTCTACGGCCCGCTGGTCGTTCGGGTCAGCCGGGGTGACAGTCCAGTCGACGCCCCGCACGAGCATCTCGATCGAGTAGAGGATCGCTCCGATGACCGGGTGGTTGTCGGACATCTCCCGGTACGTCGAATAGCCGCGCTTGCCTTGGAGTTGTCTGAGGAAGTCCTCGCGGACATCGCCGCCGTACTGGACGAGGCCAGTTGAGCCGACCTCGCCTAGATCAGTCGACGTAGGCGCAGCCTTGGTGAAGTCGTCAGTCAGCGACATGGCGTCCAGACTACACAACAAGTCATGGCGCGTCTGCTACCTCGGCTTCCACGGGTTGGATTGTTCCATCGACACCGGAGCGATAGTCGGCGCTCGCCTTGCCCCGTCGACCACCAGTTCCGTCAACGCCCATACTAGGGCGTCGAGGCGGTCAGGGGACGGCGACCGGTCAGGCACCCACGAACAGAGTTGGTCCTCAAGGTCGGCGAACATTCCGAGGTGGTGGATCTTCCCCTGCTCGTACAGGGCGGCGATCGGTTCGGCCCGCACCCGCTTCCCCCGGCTGGCGTGAACTAGACGGATCGGGACGCCGCGCTCCACCGTGTCGAGCGTGTGCCTGACCATGTCGCCGCCCTGATTGGCTTCGGCGACTATCCGGTCGGCCTTCAGCCGGTGGTAGGAGGCAACCGCTTCGGACGCCCACTCGTGCGGGCTACCACGCACCGACCGGTCCTCAAGGACGTAGCCGTGTCCGTCCTCGCCCACCCCGCAGGCGACGATGCCTGTCTCGGCAGACGTCTCTTTTGACGACACCGCCGGGTCGACGGCGACCACGATGCGTCGCATGTCCGGGATTGTGCTCACCCGGCACGCTTCGATCATGTCGCGGTTCCACAGGGCACCGTCTACGTCGTCGAGGATCTCGGCGTGGAGTTCCTGCCGACCAAGGCGGGTGCCTTCGTACCTGTCGAGGATTTCGGCGAGGAACGACGGAGCGAGGTTGGCTTTGTTCTCGAACGTGCTGCCACGGGTTACCACTACGTCATCTCGGGCGACGAGGGTTCTGATGATCGGGGTCGGCCTCGGCGTGGTCGTTACCAGCGCCCGAGGGTGGTCGCCGATGCGTAGGCCGAACGTGAGCATGTCCCATGCGTCGGGGTAGCGCCATGCCGCCAACTCGTCGCACCATGCGAGGTCGTGGTTTGGGCCTCGGAGCCGGTCGGGTTCGTCGGCTGAGAACGCTGTCGCCATCGCCCCGTTATGGAACGTGACGCGGCGCTTCGACGGTTCATACCGGGGGCGTTCACTGGGTGGGAATACGCCGAGGAGGCCCGACTCGCCTTCGACCATCGTGTCCCTGACGTCGGCTGCTGTCGGACCGACTAGGGCGATGTGTTCCGTGTGGCCCCGGTCGACCTGCTCGCGGACCCATTCGGCTCCGGTTCGGGTCTTGCCGAACCCGCGCCCGGCGAGGATCACCCAGATGGTCCAGTCGCCCGGCGGGGTCGCCTGCTTCGGCCTGCGCCATACCCGCCAGTCGTACAGCA